TAGGAACGCCCAGCCCAACCCTTTAGTTGTACAGTAGTTTACTTTATCACTCATTATGTTTCCTCCGTTAGTGCATCCCATGATACAGGGAATAGTTCAATCATCTTGTAGTCAATCTGTTGTGCAACTAGCCGTGTCTCTGCCTGTGTGTCAGGCTTGCAACGTAGGTTACACATATCAGCGAAGGCATCTAGGCTACCACTCCAGTACCACTCAGTCATTGTGGACTGTGGCAGTACCATACGTGCTTGCTCTGGTGCTACACCATCTTCCAACAAACCTTTGTATAAACTTAAACAATTGTTATTGTATTCTGTTACAGCTTCGTCTGAAAAAGAAACAACCTCACCTTCACTGCCTTGCTTCTTATCGGCACTACGTCCACGCCACACTGAAGGCTCATGGAACTCAGGCTCACTATCCACATACCTACGGCTGATCTCATTCCAACGTAGGAACTTATGCTTGACTAACTGTCGTGCTACAAATATCGGAGCCTTGACGTGGAAGCTGGCAAAGCAGTGACCAAACGGACTGATGTGCTTGTGCTTGGCTAGATAGCGGATCAGCTTGGTATCCTTATCCTTAAGGTAAGGTGGACCCCACATGTTAGGCTCCATCTCGCTTGTCTTTCCAAACGATACACGTGCTGCATTGGCTACGGTTAGATCGTTACCCATGTGGGCAATGTAGGTTGCTTTAATCATGTGTTATCTCCTCATGGTTTTGTAGGTATGCTACTGCCTTTTTTATTCGGTTAATGTCATCTTTGAAAGCACCAAGTCCTGTGTTGCAATGATGACACAACCAACCTCTATATGTTTCTGTGTCATGGCAGTGATCTAGTACCCAATTCTGTAATCTCTTCTGTCCCTTCTTGCCTATCTGATCAATGCTGCGATCACATATAGGACAAGTATATGTATCATCAGGATAAGGATGCACCTTCTTTAGGTAACTAACCAAACTAGATTGTTCTCTGGCACAGGTTCGACACTTTCTTTTTATCTCACCTGATGCCATGTGCTGAAAGTTTTCAACTGGTTGCACAACACCACAGTTGTTGCACTCTAGCCCATCCTCATAGTGCTGCACAGCCAGTTCAAATAATTCTAGTTGGTTCAAACTACATACCTCGCAGTCTTGTACTCCAAGTCACAGTGAACAACACCATGCCAACCAGATAGTTTGTTCTTCACAACATTCAAGTGACGTTGTGTATCCTCTTCATCTTGACCATCAACCACAGGGTTCTTGGCAATCAATACCATAAGGTCAGCCTCTGCTGCCTTACCAGTACGTGATCCTTCCATCATGCTCTGATTCAGCAGTACCTTACCCTCTGCATCAGCAGATAGCTGGGACATGTAGAAGATAGCACAGTTGTGTGACTTGGCAATCTGTCGGGCATAGATAGCATTAGCTTTCAGTGCCTCGTCAGGTCTAGCAAAGCCACCAGTCCTAGCGAACTTGTCACCCATGTCAAGTATTACAATGTCAGGCTTGTATGACTTACACACTGACTCCACCCATGACATGTCACGATCACTGGCATCCTTGATCTTGATGTTGTCAGCAATCACAGAGTACAGGTCACGAGCACGGGCTGGATTGTCCTTCACCTCTTGCATTGTCATACCTGTAGCAGCAGTAAGATACCTCGCACCAACACGGTGTGATGCTTCCTCATTGCACAGGATAACACACTTGGCACCCTGATGTGCAAAGCCACCCGGCGATGCTATCAGAGAGGCGTGGAACGATGTCTTGCCTGTGTTGGGACGTGCACCCACTTCAATCAAGTGTCCTGCATTAACGCCCTCTACCTTGCGTGTCAGGGTAGGTACGTTGAACGTCCACTGTGACTCCAAATCATTCTTGGCAAGCAACGTTTCAATATCAATGTCATCCCATTCAATACGTAGGTCAGGTGTGAAGTCATCTGAATAACGTTCAAGTATGTCACGCAGTGGTTCAAGGCTACCCTTGCTACCATTCACGTAATCAAATCCAAGGTTGGCAATGTCCTCACCAACTACCTGTTGGAATAGTTTAGACAACACCTCTTGTGCTATGTCGCTGCCCATAGGGGCTTCCTTCTTGACCTGATTAAACAGTGAACTGTATGCAGTCTTCTGTGCGGTGGTCAGTGTAGGATTGTTCGACATGAACAGTGCCTCTATCTCGTCTGGTGTTACGGTACGCTCGTAACGATCCATTGCTTTATCAATGGCCTGTTTTATTTTACGTACATCTTTACTGAATAGCCGATCAGGACACTTGGCTCCACGATGATCGTCGTAGAACTCCTTGTCCATTAGACTACGTACAAGTGATAATTCCATTATGTTTCTCCTAGTGTTAGTAAGTTTTCAATGTCGGTAGGGTTACGATACTTCAAGTCATCTATCAAACGTAATACTTTTACGTTGTCTACATAACCTCTTAATTCTTTTGCGAACTGCAATGTCTTGGGTAATGCGTCAGGGTCTAGTGCAATTATAACCGTTGTGAATCGTGATAAGTACTGCTTATGTGCCTCAGAGAGTGAGGTGCCCAACACTGCTACCCCAACATACACCTCACTCCCCAAGCATCCAGAATCATTTGTCGCACCCACAATGGCTGCACTCACACAATCCTCAACGACTACACCAGTTCTACCATACCCCGATACGTAGGGCAAGGGGCTTTTACCATATCTTTTCCATTTAGGTAACTTTTTTCCTAGTGCTCTGCCTGTAGCATCCACCATGATATTGTTGTGTACCACAGGAAATACCACACGGTGCTCACGAACATCATACATCAATCCCAAGACACGTGCTTGAATATTCCACTCGTTACAGTACTCATGTATTGCTACATTATCCTTCACGAAATACTCAGGCCGCTGAAACTTTACTGCCTCTGTTTCATCAGCCACAACTCCCAGAGACTTACGTATGTCGTCACTTGTTAGGTGTACTCTTGTGCCACCACCGACACTACACCCTGCCTTGTAACAGTTCCACATAAGCTGACCCATATTATTGGTAGCTGTAAATGTTTTAATGCCTTTACATACAGGACAGTTAGTACGTTTAGTTTCACCACTAACTAAGTTCATATCACTTATATGTTCTATCATACTTATCATATTAATTACTTTCTGTGTTGTTCGTTTCACTCAAGCATACAGGCATGTCTCTTTGTGTCAAGGCATTATTTGCACTTTCGTAAGTATGCTTCATGTATGGTTTCACAGATGCAACATGTGTGTGTCCTGTAACTGCCATAATCTGTGGCAATGGGACGCCCTTGTCTACCATTTGTGTTACACCAGTACGGCGTATGTCCATCAGACGTAACTCCTCATCTAACTTTGCTAACCGCATGATCTTGCGTCCAACCTTGGACAGTCTTTCCATAGCGTATGGTTTGAACCTTCCGTCACGTGGCTGTGGATGTGGTACTACCCACTCTTGAAAACCAAAGTCCTCTTTGTGTTCCAGCAGCATACTATTTAGATTGTCACTGATAGGCAAGAACACCTCTGACCTACGCTTGCTTTGCTCCAACACAAGCTGTTGCTTCTTTAGGTCAAGGTTATCCCAACGTAACATACGCATGTCACCTAGTCGCTGACACCACTCGTATGCCATGTGTACAATCAAGCCAATATTACGGTACTGAAAATCACTATAGGCTACGTCAAGAAATTTGTTCACCTCACCATGCGACCATATAACTTTACGTTGTCTCTGTTGCTTACGTTTAATCTTGGCGAAGGGATTTTGTTCTGCGTGTTCCATTTGGATAGCGTAGTTGTATACCCTGCTTGCACATGTTGCTGCATGATTAGCAAAGCTTACACCACGCTCCACCCATTGCTCATATACTCGCTTCGCAAGCTTAGGTGTTACCTCTTTGTACTTTCGGTGGCCCATTGTCTGATGTACGATGGTTAAGAAATACCTATAGTCTACCTTAGTAGTATCACGTAACATCCTGAAATCATTAGATAGATAGTAGAAGTTGATAAGGTCTGTGACCTTGCTGCTCTCCTTCAAGCTAACAACCTTAGACTGTACATCACGGTATGCGTCTATGTCTTTGTTATAGTCACGTGCAATCTGCCTAACCGTCTTGGGATCGTTACCTAATTCTTCACGGCATACTACTCCTGCATTCACAAGTTTTTGTGGTGGATTAAAGCGATAAGAGATGTCACCCGAAGGTGACACTCTCTGTTGTACGTATCGTGGTAGCGTTCTCATGTGTTATGCGGCCTCCAATTCAAGGAACTTTTTATCTGATACCCACTTAGATACCTCTTGCTCACGTGACCACATGCTGATTGCTTGTGTGTCATTGCCAGTGTTACGTAGGTTGAACCCATTGCGTTCATCAGCATATGATGCATAGTTCGTAAACGCAGAGTACAATGCCCACTTGTTGTGACCACGTGTCGCAGCCTCTTGCAGGTACAGCATGTACATCTTCTCTGCCTTACGTTCAGACGCAATCATTTCATCTAGCAGCATTCTAATGTCTACGTACTTAGTAGAAGTCTGCGCCCAGACCTGCATCTTGCTGGCCTCTGTGTAGAAATCAGTACGAGCACGAGCCAATTCATATATAAAACTTTCCATAGAAAAGTTGGCGGTGTTCTTCTTACGAATCTTGTCATACTCTCCACGTATCTGACCATTGGTACAGAAGAAATCAATAGCACCAAAGAACACTTGGTTGCTGCATGACCCATCAATACCATGCAGTGATATGATACGATTGCCAATGCTAGTCTGGTGCTTGTCAGTTGTGATCTCTACCTGCATGTCCGGCAGTTGGATGTCCAGCATAGACCATGCACCATTACGTGCAGTCTGCCAGTTGTACTTGGCATTAGTTAGGTCAGAGGCATCTAGCTCCTCTGTCACAGTGTCCATGACACCACGGTAAAAGTCACCGTGGGATGCACACTTGAATGACTTGCCGACAATACCAAGGTATTCGCCAGTGTCCTTGTTTATTACGTACTTTTTGTCGTTAACTTTGGTAGGTTCAAACTCTACGTCAAAGTCTAGGTAGGTAGGAATGTCAAACGGCATGTAAAATCTCCTTATCAGTTGTTTGTGGGGCAACTGTGCCATAGTTGTATGACTATGTATACCCCGTCATGTTATTTATAGAATATGTGTGATCCATATGTCACAGTCTTTGTGTAGTGCTTACTCCAATAGGGACGTACATAGTTTGCATGGTAGTAGACCGCCCCATCAGTAGAATCTTTATAGTAACCATACGCCACGTTGTGTGCTACAATCTGAGCGGATAGCCATGCTGTCTTCTCTCTTGGTATATCTGACTTACCGTCACAGTACCAACTGAACTGACATCTGCCTATGCCTTTGTGTAAACCCTGCTTGACCACTTTACATGCATCATCAGGGAACCTTGGACTAGCCACACGATTGAGCACGACATGTGCCACAGCATACTGACCCTCTATAGGTTCACTGCGTGCCTCATAGTATACGTTAAGTGCAAGGCACATAAGTATTTCGGCTATCATTCTTGTATCTCCACCTCTAAACAAGCCACTGTCTCTGACCTGTGCGTGGTCATCTTTGTAGCTTTAGCCAATTCAATCTGACATTCTTCTAGCGTAGGGTACGTACCCAATTGATAGTATTCTAACCCCTGTGTGCTAAACACTTGCATCCACATTAATACATAAGCCATCATGCATACTCCCTTTCAAATTCAAACCATGTAGGTACAGAACGGTACTTCCATGTCATGTTAAACCTATGTTGCTTCGTCATGTAGAACTTACGGTAGCTATCAACAGGCCAATCGTCACCTGTCTTGAGGTCAGTGTGTTCACTGAAACACTCAGGGTGTGGTGTCATGTCACCCTCTGGCACAAACTGTGCACCCTCACGTAGGGCATCCAAGTGACGATCTGATGCGTGTTGCTTACCGTATCGGTATGTATACTCTACGCTCATGTGGTTCCACAATCGGAATGCATACATGTAGTTGGTACGTGTTTGCCCTGCCCACAGTGTGCATGGGTGCTTGGCATGAGCAATGCGATACAAGTTGTGCTCGTCTGCATACTCTGGGTTAGCTTGTCTCACCACAGTACATAGCATCTGCGCTTCTTCTAAAGGCATCTTGACCACGTGCTTGTCGCACATAGACTGTGCAATTGCCTGTGGTGTGTTGGCTATAATAAAACGGTTCATGGTTTCTCCTTTGGTTTGGGTATTTTATGACCCGACCAATCATCACATGGATCATCAGTCGGATCAGGTTTGTCATTGAATAACGTCAGGTGCTTCGTGTATATAGTCATACTTTGAATACTCTTCTAGTTCATACTCCGCACACTCTACAAATTCAAAATGTGTTGCATCGGGGTGCTCATGTTGAGCTAGACGCATGGCAAACTCTGTGGCAGAGTGCCAGTCATTGACTGATGGGTAGGTGTCGTCCAGTTTGATAACACTGGAGACCCCATCAATCTCGACTACTATTTCATAGCTCATAACTTGCATGATTACTCTGTCTCCTCTTTTACATAGTACCAAGCGGTAGGATCATCAGGTAGTACGCATGGTTTCCAGTGGTTAGGGTTGCCATCCTCATTCACAGTCGGACGGAAGTCAAACATATGTTTCAACGCATATGCCTTGTCTCGCAGGTCACTGAGTTGTGACAGTCGCACATCCATACATTCCATTGTATCATCTACCATGCTGTCCATACAGTTGTAGACCTCAAGTAATTTGCGTACCTCGTCAAGTGTTAGTTCTGTTTTTACTGTCCTTACAAGTTTTGTCATTGTTGTATCTCCTTTGTTGGTTGCTTCGTCCATTGCTGATACGTATTCTCTCACTGCTGTATCAATTACTTCCTGTGTACTCATATTACTTTTCCTTTGCATACATCATTGCTATACGTTTGTTTGTGGATATGATGACAACCTTACCGTCATCATCATATACAATCCATTGTCTTTTACGCTGCATTAATCTCACTGAGTTTTGCCTCTAGTTTTTTCAATTGAACACGGAGTTTGCGTTGCTCTTGCATCAATCGTGTCTTGCCTGTGTGCTTAGTCTTGATTATACCAAGCTTTTTTAGTATTTGTGTGCGGTAAATCACACGGTTGGGTAATTCATTAATCGCCTGTGATATTTCTGCAATGGTCATATCATCCCAGCATTCGGTGATTACTTCATCAATCGGCACATAGTTGTACGTCAAAGCTTTTGCTTTATTCATGTGGAACGTGTGCTCTTTGTACAGTTCTGGGTGTGCTGCTTTTACTTTCGGGGTGTAATCATTTGAATTAGTCATGGGGTACTCTCCTTATATTAAGATGCAATTTTGCGGTTAAGTGATTTATTCTTACGTGCAATCTTGCGATCACGTTTCCAATCATCACGCTTTGGTTTCTGTCCAACATTGGACACTTTGGTGAACTTAATAAAGTTTTGCATTTCGCATTTCATTTTGTTGTTCCTTCTTACTAGGTTTACGTTTGTTGCCCTTCTTAGGCGGTATTACCTGTGGGGCTTTGCGCTCTTGCAGCATAGCCTTAGCCACAGGATTTACAATCCCCACAGATAATTTTTTTATCATGTTACACCTCCGATTTTAGTTCTAGTTTTAGATCAAGACTGTGCCAACCTATCGGCATACATACATGAGCATAGCCAGTTGTCAACTCTAATAATATATCGCCTACCGACATGCTTGGATGTTTTCTTATGTCAGTAGTAACAATAGTTTCATCACCGTATCTGTTACCCTCGTCAAAGATTGCTTCAAAGGGGGTGCGTTTTCTTTGCTTTGTATCATGCATGATCATTGTAGGTTCATACATGTTGTGGAACAAACCATCTGACACGGCATCCTCTACGTTGTCTCGTGTTGGCATACCCAATGCAAAATATGCTTTGGCATATACTGAGTTAGGCATATTGTTAATGCGATCACTGTCTACGTTTGAACGTTGGTAAATCATATATACTGACATAGTTATATTCCCTCTGACACTACACGGAATGTATAGCCTAGTTGTTTAATTAGTTTAATATTGTCGCCTGTCAAGGTGGTTGCACCCGCAATCCTTGCGAGAGTTTTGGATGTGTTGCACATAGGATACACTCTGCATGTGCCATAGTTGTGAACCTGAGACACAACCAATTCTTTTTTGTTATTCATATCATAATCCATTATCATACTCCTTCTGACATTGCTACGGCATCCGCCTTGCGTTTGCTACTACCATGTGCCGGGAAACCAATGATTGCATCACGTGGTTTTGCACATAGTTGACAGGTTGAACACGACACATCATCACGGATTGTGGCGGGACATACAAC